AGCCGCCGCCTGCTTTGTCGCTTCCTCTGTTGCGGTTTTTGCAAGGCCTGTCTGCTTCTCAGATGCTTCCGTAGCAGTAACAGCGGCCTGCACGGTTTTTCCAATTTCGCTCTGAACATTTCCGGCATCACTTACAGTTTTCTCTAATGTTTTATTTATTGTTCCGGCGTCAGAGATTGTCTGTGCCAGTTTGCTTTTTGCTTCCGCCGTGGCATCATTTTCTCTTTTAATTTCTGAATCCGTATGCGCTGTAATTTCGTTTTTTGCCTCTGTTTTCTTTTCAGCAATGTAATTTTCTGTTTCGGTTTTTACGGTGCTGGTAGAAGCTTCCTGCTGCGCCGTGATCGCCTTAACTGCCTGCTGCCGGGCTGTCCTAATATCCTCCTGTGCCTGTGTGACCGATTCGGACACGTGGTTATCGAATCCGGATACCTGGGCATTGACGTTCTGTTCAGATTCCGCTGCGGCCTGTCTGGATGTTTCTGCGGCCTGGGCATAACCTGCGGCGCTGTCCCGGCTGTCCGAGGCTTCCTGAGCCGCTTCTACGGTATCAGAGTGTAACTGCTGTACATCCGTCTGAGCTGCTTCAATCTCCTGCTGCGACTGTTCTACAGCCGCGCGGGAGGCTTCTACCTGCTCCGCCTTGTTGACAACATCATCGTGCATGGCAATGTACTCCGGTGTGAGATCTCCGGGAAGTGTCAGTAACTGCCATGTGTCTGTGTTTTTCCCGTGCGCCGGCGCAATACCGGTTACTGTCGTTCCCAGTTCTGCAAGGCACAAGCAAGAGCCTCCTTCGTAGTTTACAATGTCAAGATATTCGTATGAGGTTTCTGGATCATACTCCCCTCTGGGGTTCGGAGATACATTGCCCAGGTCTGTCTCTGAATAAGAGTTTTCTGTATTGCTCATTTTGTCTCCTTTCAAATTTTCAGTCTGTACTTTAACCGGCTTCCTACTCTCCGGAAGCATACCTTGTCCACAGCCGGATCAGAGTACATCTTCAACCGACCGTTTATGACTTTGAAAGCCGCAAAAAAGACATTGCCGGTTTCGCCCTTCAGTTCTGATTCTTTCTGCCGAACGTACTTGTCAATGTCTTTCTTTGCCTGTTCCGCCTTTCCTGGTACTTCTGCGGCGCTCTTTGCTGCCTGATCTGCATAATACTTTGCATTGTCATGTGCCTGATCCGGATGATCTTTCCGGCCATGCGCCCAGGCTTCTGAGTCTGCCGCCTGTGTGGATGCATTTTTCTCTGATTCCTTTGCTCTCCGCTGATATTCCGCAGCCGCCGCAAGAGTGTGGTGAAACAGGTCTACATCCTCCGGCGCTTCGAAATTCTCTGGTGCTTTTCTGCGGTTGACCGGAAGAAGGATCGTGTTGACCGTTTCGCCTTCTGTAGTATCTGACAGGTAGATATAAGCTGTGATCATTCTCCTCTGTTCCAGAGCGATGTTGGGGATATCTACTGTGGATACTCCGTCTACTGTGGAACCGGTAACTACTTTCGCCTCCTCAATGTCTTTCCAAGCGAAATGGACCTCAAATACTTCCGGAAGATCCAGTCCTTTAATTTGAATTTTCTGTCCATAATCATGCTGCCAGAGTTCGTCGTCAATCTCTATTTCCTCTCCCTTATGGGAGAATTCTGCAATCAGCATTTATTCACCTTCTTTCTTCTCCTTCTTTTCCTGCGCGGCCGCCATGGCGATTTCGCTACAGGCATCCTTACGTATATCTGCGAGAACTCCAGACAAGATCCCATCAAGAATTGTTGACGGAAGCCCTGTCTGGTTTTTGATCGTAATTACCGTGCTCATTAATACGCTTTTTGCATCTTCTATTACAAGAACAAGTGGTCTATCCATTTTTCTCAACCTCTCTGTATAATTTTTGAATCAACATTAGCATTGGAGGAATCAATGTTCTATAATTCCAGTCCTCTGCAAGCCCATCTTTCAACTGCGCTCCCGCCGGAAATTTTTCCAGTACGTCTTCTGCGTAGAATCCCGGTATCGGCTTTCCCGTCATAGGATCTCCATCTCTTAAGTATCCCTTTTTATATTTAAACCACACCACCGGAATATCTAACACTTTTTCCGCTTCTTCAATCGTCATCTCGGACACATGATCTTTATAACGTTTTGAAGAGCTTGACAAATAGCATACTTCCGCTCCGTCTGGCCCGAATACCAGATGCCCTCCCGAACTTACATGTGTTACGTTAAATATTTTAAAAAGTCCAGATCCATCGGTAAAAAGTTCGCCGCTGGTTGCATTATAAATATGCATTCCGTTTCGTACTACCATTGCGCTGTCTGTATCCTGAGCTGATAAGGTTGCCCGACCAATTTTGATCGTAGGCGAATTGATTTTTGCCGCATTGATGGTTCCTCCAGCAAGTGTAAGTCCAGAAGAAACGCTATAACGCATGTAGTTATCCGCATCCTTACGGATCATAATGCCTGTCGTCCCCAGGTATACGCCTGCCGCAGTGGAGGTCAGAGAGGTGCATCCGTTGTATATGCTTGTATTTCCGATTGTTAAACCACCAATTTTCGCGCCAATTGCTTTCAGATCATCAACATCGATATACTTTCCTTTTACGTACAACTGGTTATTGTACATGTAAATTCCATCCATGGCGCCGTTGTCTGTCAGCATGTTCAAGACATCTGCTGCCGTGTAACTGTACAACACCTGTGGGTTATAGATATACAGTATTGCCCCGGATGGAACACTACTCCAACCACCTATTACAAAATTATTTTTTCCTTCTGTATTTGGCTCTGTTACCTTAATCACAAATTTGAACTGTTTCCAGGAAGTTGTGACATTGCACTGATATTTTTTGCGGTTAAACGACACTGTAATTGTTCTTGCAGTGTTACTTTTCAGCCAAATACGGATTTCGTACTGCCCAGCAGTGGCAACCGGATTATTAACTGTATACTTCGCTCCAAGATAATTATCGTCTGCCGTTCCTCTGAGCCTGACCGCATTCTTTCCGCCCTTTGGGTCCGTCTGTGACTGTTCTACTGTACCACTCAGGTTCCAGTATGTTTTTATGCTTTCTGTAGAAAAGTCCGTGCCTTGGAGAAGGTTTGAGCTCTTGCTGTCTGCATAGATTTTTGCCGCTTCCAGGGCTGCTGCTGATTTTTCCTCTGCATAGTTTTCTGAAGCGGCCGCTGCCCCCGCAATGCTCAATGTCCGGAAGGATGCATCTATATTACCCTCGTCATCTATGATAAGCGTATTGGTACCGTCTTTCTGGGATACAGTAAGGCCTTTCGCATTGATATGCTTTCCTGTTATCATATCAGCTTCAATCCAGCCGGCATTGATGCCTATCGCATACAGAATGTTTAATACTGCATCGCCATTGCTATCAAATCCGGCTTTCCAAGTCTTTCCTCTATCCGTGGAAAGAAAAAATCCATCTGCCGTAGTTTTATAAATCACTGTGCTCTCTGACAGCTGAGGTTTATTATGTCTGTAAACAATCACGGATTCATCTTCCTGCTGCTCCTCTGAAGCATAAAAACCAAGAGCATTCGCTGCCAGTTCGTTCATCTGACTTAATTTTGTGTCATATGCCGATATATTGTTCTCGATTTCCGCCAATGACTGATCTACTTTTATTTGCGTTCCATCAGGATAGTTCTGATCCTGTTCTTCTACGCTTTTTGCTTTACATGAAAACTCTGTATTTTTGTTAAAAGCAAATTCTACATCCGTTATTATCGATACGTGTGCGTTTCCTTTTGTGTCTTTGAACTGTACAGTGTCCCCGAACGTAGCGTAAACTATTGCAATGCTGGTTAAAGAGAACGGAAGGATTGTGAATCCGTTAAGGATCTTTCCAATTCTTGCAAGTGCATCTTTTTTGTTTGCGGCCACAAGCTGATTATCTTTCAGATCAAGTACATATCCTTCTTCTCCGTAAAAAGTATCATCACACTTTACTCCGGAGACCGTAATTGTGTCCAGATCATAGTTGACATTTTTCACTGCTGCAAGTTCATGGTCCACCGCAGTAGTTGTAGATATTTCCTTAAATGTAACAATTCTCAGTAGATCATTTTCATCAATTCTTGCGTTTCCGCCTGCCAGAGCTGCCACCATGCCAATGACGGCTCTATAGGTTGTGCTCGTTGGCTTTTTCTTTACTTTAAAATCCGAATTTGTAAAGTTCGCATCCCCCAAAGCAATTCCCGAACGCTGGCACGCTTCTCTCAGTACTTCTCCTACCGAACACGGGAACGAAAGACTACTTTTATATGTCTTATCTGCCTTGCTCATAAGGTCCAGCAATGTAAGGTTTATTTTTGCTCCGGTTGTTGGCTTTTTCGAAACGATATAGGTTCCCTTTTTTATCGTTTCCAATTTATCCGACAGCTGAAGGTTTGCGTAAATAGCAAACCTGGCACGGTTAAACTGGTAATCAGAAAAACGATCATCATCATTTACCAGGCACAGACTTGCCGTTTTTTCAATCGCTATCCCAACAGGAAAATCTCCGGTATCCGCCGAATCTACAAATGAATTACCGGAAAGATAGAAATCTTTTTTTTCGAGTGAAAGTTTTGTTCCGTCTGTCAAAGTAACATCCGCTGTGACATAATAATGTCTGTTACTTTGCGTTTCTCTTTTCAGTTGTTCTGATACGGCAATCAAATTTTCATCACTCTCCTTATATTGATACTTAAATCGGTCCATATCTCTTCGTCTTCTTCCAAGGTCTGCGCCGCCATATTGTAATTTGATGCATAAAAGTCAGCGTCAATCCACTTATGTGGTACCGTAGGGTCTTTATGATGTACAGAAAATTTAGACTTATTAAGCATTGAATTAAGAATTACAGCAATTTCATCCCAAGTGAGGTCGTCCCAGGTGAGATCATATCCGGCAATCGTTCCCATAGGGGTGTTGTGCATTGTAAGTTCCTGATCTCTGTCAGAGTCTTCTGTTGATGTCGTTGAAAATACCGGTTTATATCCGGATGGGGCCGCGATTGCAACCCCATCGATCTTGAAACATTCCGCCATTTTTTATCATTCCTCCCCTAGCTTGAACGGATTTTTCCCACCGTTCCTGCTTCTTCGTAATTCTCCTTCTTCAAGAATAATATCCAACAGTCTTCTTCCGGAGGCTTCCACGGACACATTGTACGTATTTCCGTTCTGTCTCTGTGGTGTTTCTTCCCGGACGATCTTCCGGAGCAATGCTTCCGGAGTTTCGATATTGTTTCCCTGTTTCTGGTCGCCAAGGACTGCCAAAAACTCGCTACGCGGCGGGATGACTGCTCCGCTGGCCAAAAACGGCACCGGATTCACCCGTGGAAGGCTCATAGAAGAATTCCAATGAACGCTCTTACCGGTAGGTCCTGTTGCATTATAAGAGAACGAAAACGCACGTTCTACATCGGAAATGGCCCCGTTAATGTTACTAATCGTCTGGTTTATCCTTGTGATCATATTATTGAGGGTTCCGGCAATTCCGGCCGAACCAGTCGAAAAACCTTCAGACAGCTTGTTTCCCATCCTGGTTCCGGCCTGTTCCATAGAAGTAACCAGGCTTTCCATTTTTCGATTTATCATTCCGTTCATATCAACTATGATCTGGCTGATCTTCTCACTTGCTTTTTCCCATTTCTTTGTCATGGTATTGTACTGACTTGAAAAATGGCTCTCCACAGTCTTCTGCATTTCTCCGAGTTTCAGATTTGCAGTCTGTTTCATCTGATCCAGATTTTTCTTTACTTCTGTTGCTGAGTTCCCCCATTTTGTCACAGTCGCCGTGTTTACACCATCGGAAGCATCTTCAGCCGCTTTTTTTACTCCGGCAAGGTTTGATTCCGCATCTGATTTCATTTTGCTGGTCGAACTACTTACTGTTTTCTGAGCTTCAGTTATATTTGAATCTACGCTTGCTTTTGCCGTTGCTGTTGCGGTTGGAAACTTTTCTGCGAGTGCCTTGTTCAGTTCATCCAAAGGCACACCTGCATCCTTCAGGCTGTTATAAACAATGTCAAATGCCTCCTGTGCTGTTGTTGCTGCACCGCTTGTATTATTAAAAGCACTCAAAACGCCTTGATACGTACCGGCATATTCGCTTGAACTTATACCCAGATCATATAGAACATCGCGAATACCCTTAATTGCTTCCTTTGTTGTGATTGAAGAAGTGTCAATCTTCCCGGTTGTTTCTGAAAAGCCAGCTCCAAGCTCCTTTACCTTTGCTGTCATGTTTCCCACGAAGTCTGCTGATACACCGGCCTGTGCTCCGTACTGTTCCAGAATCCCTTTAGCTTTATCTGCGGACACGCCATATTCTGAAAGTTTTTGGATAATGTCATCGTACATCTCGTTATTTGCTTTCCCTGCAGATTCATCTGCTTCAATCAATTTCCACAGTTCTTCTGCCTGATCCTGAGTTATTGCATGTGCCTCGCTCATGGCCCCTGTGTAATCATGCAGATATCCTCCAGTCTGAGAAAAAATGCCGTTTCCGCCCTGGGCCGCTTCTGTCAGGCTGGCAAGTTTTTTTGTCAGAAGCACTGCGCCGCCCGTCACTGCTGCAATCAATCCAGCTGTACCTACCAACGGTGCCATAGAAGCCGCAAGGGATCCAAAACCTCCAGCTGCTCCGCTAAGCCCTCCGCTTATCAGATCAGTCAGACTCCCTGACAGAGCAGAAACCGCTCCTTTTTCAAGTAACTTGCTTCCTATGTGAGAAACAAGCGAGCCTACAAGAGAATCAATCCCCAGAATATGAGCAACTTTTACCGCAAGAAATGCCTTTCCAAAGAATGCTACAATTTTTCCCGCGGTTCCGCCTTCTTCCAAGCCATCAAAAAGCTCTTTTATAGCCTTTCTGATCGCGTATATTACCTGTTTCAGATGTTTCTTCCATTCTACCTGTGAAAGAAAATCTCCTATGTTGCGGCCAAGTTCTTCCCAATCCGTTTTTTCTGCGAAATCAACAAGAGAAGAGCAGAGATCTTCCAGAAATGCCTCTAACTTCTGCCCGTTTTCTTCCCATTTGAATTCGCCAATGAATGTATTGATGCCATCTGCAATATTGTCTACCAGGTCCGTCCACTCAAAATTTGTAGTGAATTCATACAAAGAATCGAAAGCACCATTCAGGCCAGTTGCCAGGGTGTCTGCAATTTCTCCAAAGGAAACTTTTTCGAAAGTGCCATTGAGAAGATCCGCAAACGCTTTTCCAATTTCCCCATACGGCAGGTTATGTACCATGCCATTGAAGATATCCCAGGAGATCATAAACTGATTTCCCAGAAGATTTCCTAAATTTTTCCAGTTTACCTCCCGGACAAAACCGGTGATTCCCTCGGCAAATTTTTTACCAAGATTTTTCCAGTCAATTCCTGTGATCAGAAGATTGAGCGTGTTGACAATCGTATTTACGCCAGCGCCAACCGTCTGGCCTAAGAGATCCCAATCTATATTGTCGACAAGGCTGTTGAAAGTTCTTGTAAACGCATTGCAGAATTTTGTAACCTTCGGTCCAACTTTCTTCCAGTTGATTGCGTTGTACACATGCTTAAGGCCTTTGTTGATGCCCTGAGCCATGAACTTTCCAAGTCCTTCCCAGTCCTCCTGCTGAATAAGCTTTTTGATCTTATCCGCAAGGCCCTTGATAGAGTTTTTGATCGGTACCTCTTCAAACATCTGTCCTGGAGTTGGATTTGAATAACCACCGCCGCCAGTTCCATCTGTCGAAGAATCATCATTACCACTGTCATAATTATTGATCTCATCGATTGGACTGAGATAGCCTTTCAGAGCCTTCGTTGCTTTTTTTGCGCTGTCAGCTGTTTTATCCAGACTGTCCGCATAGTTCTGCTGGACGGACGTTGCCTTTGTAAAGGTCTTCTGGCCTGTCAGGGCCGCAAAAAACATTCCCACGTACGTCAACGCCTGGGAAAGTAGATTGATGAATTTCGCCAGGATCGGTGCAACCACCGTCAGGATTGGATTGAATGCTGCCGCAAGAGCATTTTTTAACTGTGTAAGGGACGACATCAGCATAGATATACTGTTATTTGTCGTGCCGCTGTACTGCGCAAGATTCTGGAAACCTTCGACTGCTGCACTTCGTAGCCTACCCATCAGCAGGTTTAAAGCACGGATACCAATTCCATACTTCAGCAGAGCCTTTACAGCCTTGGTCATCGTACCAACTGAAGTTGTGCTCTTATCGGCCGATTTGTGGATGCCGAAGATACCGGCAGAAATCTTCCGGATACCGCCGGCAATAGAACTTGCCGATAATTTCAGCATCTTCATGCAAAGATTTTCTACATTTCGAGCTAGTCCCTGTATGCTGGATCCCAGCTGTCGGAATCCCTTTTTGGCAAGTTCCGGAGAAAGCCTTTCAAGCGCTTTCTGCAGCTTTTTCAGTATAGGTTCCTTGCTTTTAAGCCCGTTCATTGCGTCTCCGCATTCCCGTACTTTTTCCTTAACAGAATCGAAAGAAGTTGACAGGCGGTTGTTCATATCATCCATCCGCATTTCTTCTGTGGCGAGCTTCGAGGCTGTCTTCTGATATTCGGATAGGCTTCGAGGATCAACATAAGCGGTACCGGATTCCCTCATTTTTTTCTGTTTTTCTTCAAGTTTATCCATCACATCCCAAATTTCCTGAAGTTCTTTTTCCTTCGCTTTGAATCCGCTGGAATTTTCCGGAACACCTAAATTTCTCCACCCGTTTAATTCTGCCTCTACCTTAGCTGATTTCTCGTAAACATTCTCAATTTCTCTTTCCAATTGTTTATATGTATCTGTTTTAATCTTCTGATCAGAAAGTTCTTTCAGCCTCTGTTTCAGGGATTCTACCTTTTTCTCCTGCTGGCTGCACTGATTATTCAGCTTCAAAACTGCATCTGCCTGTTTCTTAATCGCAATCCTTGTTTTTTCACTAACATTCCCGACTGTGGATGCCATGCGCTTTACGGAAGCTTCGATGTCCCTCATCCCGACTTCTACGCCGTCTGTATTTGATTCTGCATCAATTATTAATGTTCCATCTGCCACGCAAACACCTCACTACTTCTTAATTCCAAACAGCTCGTTTAAAGCTGCTTCTTCCTCTGCTGACCGCTTCTTTGTTGTCTGTTCCAAGTCGATCAGTTTCTTATTATTCCGGTAAAACTCCATTTCCCATTTTTCCAGTTTCTTTCCTTTTGCCTTCTTCTGGCGGATATACAATACCTGGCTGAATAGTCCATCCTGGATTTCCATGTAAGCTCCCAGGAAGGTCCACCAGTGCATGTATTTCAAAGAACGAATATCCCGTCCAACATTTTTATTGACCGCCGGCGC